TACCTTCTCGTCAACAACATCTATCTTCTGTTCCATGCCATCAATAATTTTATTTATAAGCTTCCAAATAAAGAAACCCAATCCTAGCGCACTAGCAATGGGAAATCCTACTTGATTTATAAAATCAATAGCTTCTTGCATTTATTTTACCATTTAACTCTATTAGCCCAATAAGCTGCAGACATCTTACCTTTCTTAATGTTCTTAGCGTGTCTAGCTTTAAAAGATTTTCTTTTCATCTTCATACGTCTAGACTCTCCTGCTTTAGGCTTACCTGCAGTCTTAGCTCCTTTCTGACCAAAGCGTATAGTTTTTATTCTATCTCCTTCTTTAGCCACAACAATATGAGACTTCTTAGGGTGGTTAGGAGTCCTTTTAGGTTTGTTATAACCAGATACTCCTGCCCTAGCAAGTCTAGGATCTCTTTTTTTAGCCATTATCTTTTTTTCCTTTTAGTAGTTTTCTTTTTCTTACCTTTCTTTTTATGCAGTCCGTGTCTAGCGTGTTGCTTTCCTGCAGCAGTAGCAGCTCTTTTCTTTTTATTAGCTGCTGCTAACTTTCTCCTACCTGCAGGAGTAGATTTAAGTCTTTTAATTTTTGCAGACGGAGCATAGACTTCACCAGTTTCAGAAGACTTCTTACCGCTTGGTGTTCTCCACTTTTGCTTTGTCCACTTCTTAAGACTTCTTTGACTTTTTTTTAGAGCCATGTTTTTTCCTTATTGCTGCTTTACCTTTCTTGGCTATCTCAGCTTGTTTAGTTTTCCCAGATACTTTAGCCCTTTGTTCAAGCACAGTTAATATCTGTATCTTTCTAGCAAAGGGCTTTCGTATACGTTTTACTTTAGCAACAGTATCCCTTGCATCTTTAACAGTTGCAAATTTTATTCTGACAGTATCTTTAGGATTCTCGTCAGTATATAAGCGTCTACCACTACCTTTAGGTTTTTTACCTGTGCCTTTTTTAGGATCAGGCATTGTTACTTACCTACTTTCTTTTGAGCCTTTTTATGTGCTGCAGTAAACGTACTACCTTCACGCATAAGTTTACGCATCATAGCCATGTGTTTAGCTGTATGATGTACTGAATGTTTTTTAAGAGTATCTTTTTGACGTTTAGTTAGCTCTTTTTTTTTAACAGTTTTACCTTTCTTATACATCATACGTTTCTTTTTAGTAGCCATGCTACCACCCATCATTTTTTTTCTTTTTTTTGGTCTACCGACCTTTGAACCATAAGTTCCTGTTCCCATTGGCATTGTTATATCCTCTTGTTTTATTTACCGTTTATTGTCATAGTATTTTCAGGGGGTTTTTCTAGATCATATACAGAATTAAAATCCATAACTCCACCGTCCATCATTTTTTTACGATTCATCATACTGCCACCATACATCTTTTCTCTTTTCTTTGGTCTGCCTTTTTGACTACCGTAAGTTCCTTTTCCCATTGGCATTATTTATATCCTCCACCTTTTGCTTTGTATTGTTTAGCCAACATCTGTGCCTTTCTAGCACTCCATTGACCTGCTCTTCCACCTTTACTACCTGCTTTGATTCGCTCAAACATACGCTTTCTCATAGTAGGTTTAGTATAATTACCTGCTTTATTTACTGTTGATTTCTTTTTCTTTTTGACTGCCATGATAATAGTCCATTTGATCCTTAAGTTTTAATTGTTGTTTTCTAAAGTTAAACTTTTCTTTATTTCTTACTTGTTGTCTTTTAGCTTGATTTCTAAATCCACCTTTTCTCATAAATTTAAATCCTCTAATGCTTCTAGTTTATCTTTAGCCTGTGCAAGTTTATCTATCTGCTCGTCCATAGCTTCAATAATATCAGGATGTTCTCCGACACCCACACTATTTCTAAAGTATACAGATAAGTTTGCTTCAGCTTTAGCTATCTCACCTTTATATACAGCTTTTAAACCTTTATATTGTGGTGTGTGATCTACATTACTCATTTTCTTTTCCTTTTGAATTACTTGCTCCAAAGTAGAAACTTATTACAGCACTTGCCAATCCACCAAGATAACCAAGTACTAAGTTAATTAATGCTTCTGAGTTTTGCTCTGGTGGTTGTAGTGTTACTAAAAATATGTAACCCATAAATCCACCAACAACAGATATACCCATGATACGAGATGTCCAATCCTTAGAGAACTTTCCTCTAGCATCTTGTATATC